CTCCAAACTTAAGTGTTGCTGCATCAACTCCAGTTAAATTGGTACCATCTCCATAAAACGCTGTAGCAGTGACAGAATTACCAACTGAAACAGCACTATTAAATGTCGCAATACCAGTCACCACCATTCCGGCATTCGGAGACATTGCAATGTTTACATTGCTTGCGTCAGGACTTTGTAGATTGTGGGTTTTTAATGTTGACATATTATGATGGTTTAGTTGGCCAAGTGGGGTTTGTTGGATCTGGTGTCGTTGCAGGTAAATCTCTTAGTGCTTGGCGATATGAAACCCATTTTGTTCGTGTAGATTCTGGAACATCAAGATTTTGTGTCCAATCTGTTTTAAATAACAATCTATCTCTTTCCTTCCTTAAGTGACGCATTGGTATCTCGTTTTCTATTTGTTGTGCTTTCGTTTTTATTTCATCCATAGTTGGTGCTGCTTCACCACCATTTTTATCAACATCCCATTCCAGAACAAATGTACCATCCTCGAATTCAGTTGCTTTGTATTTTCCGTTAGGTTTTAATTCTTTTAGTGCCTGTATTTCAAAAGCCATTAACTTACGTCCTCCAACTCATATACCAGCATTCCTGATACTGCATTACCACCATTATCATTATCTTGTCGATTAAAATGAAGACCACCACTTACATTTTCATACCAATAAAATCCTAAGTAAAACGTGCTAGGCATCGTGGTGCTACTAATCAAACTAAGATGATAACCACCAATGCCATATTCACCATCACATCCAAGACTGTCATCAGCAGTATTGTATGCACCAGTGTAGGAACTACTACCACCAGTGTAAGCTGTTGTAGTGTTAGAAGACCAATACCCTGTGTTTCCACTTACTAATAATTTATGAGCACCATTATTATTACATCTACCATATGCTAATGATGCTGCGATGTAAATTTTATTACTTGTGTTTTTCATCGTAAATTCTAAACCACCATCACCATTATTCTGTCCACCCCAGAAATATCCACTCGATGTTAACACTGTTTTATTAGCAGTTGCAAAGTGTTTGACCTGAACTACTTTTCCAGCAAAATCTTGTTGTCCATTAGAAAAATTAATAGCCATTACGTCACCTCCTGCAAGAGAAACTTATATTTTTTACCACTTCGATTATTTATCAAGAATAGATCTGATTCTCCCTCTTGTATCGTGTAGTTTCCCCAAGTGCCATCAACATCATTTCCACTACTTGATTCATTTGATAACTGTAAATCTTGTGTATATAAGTTTCTCCATCTTAATGAAGTAGTTCCTAAATCTGTTGTGTTAGTTGATGCAGGATTTACATGTTTGCCAGCAGTAACTGATACAGCAGTTGCAGATGCTTGTACTATAACATTACCACTTCCATCTTTTAATGCAGTCGCATCAACATTTAATCCAGTTAAGTTTGAACCATCACCGCTGAATGAAGTTGCAGTACATATTCCGGATACGACAACACCCGTGTTTGTGGTAATAAATTTTTGATTGTTATTAAAATTAAGTTGTTGTCCAGAACCAGAATTAAATATCGCAGATGTTTTTGTTAGTCCAGCGTTTCCAACTGTAAATGTACCAGATCTTACTTGAACATGACCTGTTCCACTATCTTGTATAAGAGAATTATTACCATCATGATATATCTGCATCGCATTACCGAAACTTGCTTTTGCATTTGTTGCAAACTCTAATTGATTATCTGATCTATCCCAAACAACATCATATCCAGCAGTCGCACCGTCAAAGGTCACATCATTATTAAATGTAGTTATACCTGTATAAACATTATTACCATTTCCTACTAAAGCAGTACCACTAGTCGGCATCGTAAAAGAGAGATTGCCAGCATCTGCAAAAGCTGCAATCTCTACATATCCACTATTACTACCAGTCAGTCTTACTTTAGACATATATCTTTTTAGTTATTTATGTTGATTTATCAGCGATTAGTTTTGCTTTCCATGCATTTTTGACTGTTGTTGTCCAAACAGCATTACATATTGATTTAACTTCATCTGGAATTGCAGTGCCATCTGCTTCTTTGTCAAGAGGATTTGGCACAAGATTATCAGATTCATCTAAAGTTCCGGGATTGAGATTATATCTTGTATAAGATCTCGCAATTTCTGTTCCGTCTTTTTTTATGACTGAAGCTTTTCTAACTTGTACATTTTTATATTCTCCGACAATTTCAATTTTGTCGTAATCTATTGATTCTGTAAGTGCCACTAGGGAAGTCCTCCGAACTAAACAGGTTTAGGCATTTTTATTTATGTTGTCCTAAAGGCTACATTAGCAATAAGATTTCCAGAACTTGCGTAATTAACTGTGATCCAACCTGCACTACTTCTTGAAGTGTAAAAATAAGTATAATCGTTACCGGGCCCAATATAAGTTGCGATATTTGAAACATTACTATGAATTGATATATTATTAAGCATAACACTTCCCATTCCCGTACAATTGGTGGCTGGTGTAAATGGGAAACCTGTTGTTCTCATTTCCCCACCTGCACTTCCACTGCTCCAACCCAGTACCCAAGTAAAGTATACAAAATTACCAATTTTTAAATACCTACCTACTTGATTATTATAAGTTGCTGTTCCTGCACCTGTTGTTCCTTTAATTTCTGGTGTCCATGAGCCTTCTTCATAGTCGTCGAGATAGTCTTGAGCATTAGCACTTCCAAATCTTACACCACCATTTAATACTAGATCTCTCCACCTATATCCAGAATGAAAACCTAAATCTAAATTTCCATCGCTTCTTGGATATACATTTCCAGTAAACGAATCACCTTCTCCATTAATTTGGTAGGTAGTAGCACTTGTGGTTGTATTATATAACCGAAACGCATTAGTTTCTGATGTTACTGTATCAACTTGAAGTTTTTGACCATTATAAGTTAATCCAGATTCAGCATTCATTCCATAAGCACTTGTTGCAGTCAATACTCTATTATCTGCACCATTTGCCAAGTGTTGTCCAACAATATAAATGTTTCCAAGCATACTATTAGTATGAATCGTGCATCTATATTTTAATTG